GTAATGTTAGTCAACTCACTGTCCATCAATGCGCCAGCGGCAGTAACATTAGTTGTGTCCGTTACGTCTGCTAAGGCTTCAATACCGTCAAGTTTGCTGTGGTCAGCATCGGTAAATACATTGGAGTCTGTAGCGGCTTCTACTGCGGCTCTGATCTCAGCATTGGTTTGGTCACCTGTAGCGCCTGCTTCTATGCCATCAAGCTTCGTATGATCTGCATCAGTAAAGACGTTAGAGTCAGTAGCGGCTTCAACCAGTGTACGAATCTCTGCGGCTGTTTGGTCAGCAGTAGCACCAGCTTCAATACCGTCTAGCTTAGAGCCATCAGTAGCTACATCACGTCCATCTACAGTACCGCTTACAGTAATATTACCTGTAGCAGAAACAGTAGTAGCAGAGACAGCGGCAGGAGTAGTACCACCAATGACAGTACCGTCGATAGTACCACCGTCGATGTCTGGAGTGTTTACGTCAGGAGACGTGAGAGTCTTATTAGTAAGTGTCTGAGTCCCTGTTAGCGTTGCAACGGTAGAGTCAATAGCAAACTCAACGTCATTACCTGAGCCGGCAGTAGTAATGCCAGTGCCGCCAGTAAACGTCATAGTCTCACTGTCTAGATCAATACTAAGCGCACCACCAGTGTCAGCTTGGAAGTCTAAGTCTTGTGCAGTGACTTGTGAGTCAACGTACGCTTTTACGGACTGCTGTGTAGGAACCAGAGTTGCACTGTTAGATGCCATGTTGTCTTCATCGACAAAGGCAGTAACACCAATGGTTCCGTCAGAAATAGTTTCAAAAGTCAGGGTTCCGGTAAACGTAGGCCCTGCTGTGTCAGCTTTAGTTGCAATAGCTGTAGAGATTGCATCGAACTCAGTTTCAAATTCAGCGCCACGGATAATCTTTCCTGAGTCGCCCGTAGGTAACGAGTCCTTAGCTTCAAAGTCTGTGGTCTTAGAGTAGTTCGACATCGGAAAGTCCTATTGCAGAGAAGAAGGAGGAGAAAGGAAAGGGGGCCATTGCTGACCCCCTAGTAGACTTACTCGTCGCAAACTGCGAGGATGAAGCCAGCTTCTGGACGGTATACTTCTACACCGTACAGGCAGTCCGAAGTGAACAGTGTTGACAGGTATTCCTGCTTGTACTGTGTCTGCGAACGTACAGCCATTTGCTCTGCCATAACAAGAGCATCAGAGTGGAAGAACAAGCAACCACGAGTGTCATCAGTAGAAGCACTGTTTTGACCTGCTGCTTCTACAACTGGAGCGTTGCTTGAAACGTAGATGTCTACGCCGTAGAGGTTACCGATGAGGCCAGACTCTACACCACGGCCACCAACGAAGTCAGAAGACACGTATCGGTCGATGCCCATCAGAGACTTACGTACTGCAGGTGGAACTACAAGTACACGGCCTTCCATAGGTACGTCAGCGTCGTCCATCAACTTGATAGCTTCACGGAAACCAAGGTCAGTGAAGTTGTCGCCTGAAGTTACAGTGTCAGCAGCGTAAGCAGCAAGGCCAGCAGCGGCATTGAAGTAATAGCTGTTGCTGTTAACCCAGTTAGCACCAGTGTTAGCTGGAGTCTGAGTACGAGTACCGTCACCAAAACCAGTAGCAGCGTTGATGAGATCAGTGTCTACCTTAAGAGCAAGCTGGTAGCCAGCGTCTTCTGTGTAGAACTGACGGAGGCTGTTAAGAGCCTGTACTTCTACGATGTCTTCAATCAGACGTGAGTACTCGAAGTGACGGTCAACAGTGACAGTCAACTCTGACTCAAGGTTCGCTTGGATTGTTACTGCAGTTGATTCCGCCTTAGCAGAAGCTGAACCACGAGTAGGCTTAGGGATGTGGATTACGTCACCCTTCTTGCCAGCCATTTGAATGCGCTTGACAAGTGGAGCCATCTTGAGGTTCTTTTGGTATGCAGCAATGATCTCGTCACTCCAGATTTCTGGAATGAAAGTACCTGCTGCTGTTTTGTCTACCACAGCATTAGCTGTGAAGTAAGTTCCCGAAGTTTCGTTAGCCATGATTAATCTCCTTTAGATTACTTGACCCGACCCTCCGCGTAAGCTTGTAGTATTTCGTCTGACAATGCTTGGTAACGCTCAGGGTCTGTTTTCATTAGTTTAATAATGTCGGACCTGCGATATACCTTCTTACGTGCCCCTTCACCAGTGCCTCGTGCGTTGCCTGTGTTAGCTGCCTTGAGTGTCTGCTTACGTGCCTGTTTTTCAACTTGGGCAGTCTGCTGGGCTACTGTCTTCCGTTCTTTCCAGAGTGAGAAGAGTTCGTCCGCAGAGTCAGCATCGTACTGTTGGTCAGCTGCTACAAACAACTGAGTCCTAATCTTAGATGCCTTAATCCATTCTGCAAACTTAGGATCACTAAGGATCGTCTGCATGTCTGGATGTTTAGCTTGAAGCGTAGCAAGTGACGACTGCTTTTTGTACTGCTCAGTGTATTGCTGTGCTTCTCTAATCTTAGGATGATTCTCAATAGCACGATTTACTGCGCCTTGAGGATCCGTAAAGTAGTCAATATCGTCTTCAGGCTCAACGTGTTGCTGTTGAGGTGCTATAGGTTGTGTTTGAGTACTGATGTAGTCATCCACAACTTTACGAAGTTCGCCTACTTCAGAAGACTGACGACCTAGTAGCTTTTCAGCTTCTTGATGCATCTTTACTACTTCTTCTAAAGACTTACCTTGGTACTTATCTGGTAAGCTTGGTTCTTCTGGCTGAGGTTGCTCAACTGTTTCTTGTTGAATCTCGTTAACTTCGTTTTGTTCGATTTGATCCGCGTTTTCCTCTTCAGGACGGGGATCTAGAATCGTTGCTCTAGACATGATTAAACTCCGTGATCGTTATCATTGTGGAGATGTTATTGTTTACCTGCTTTTTCGTGCTCTTTGACCCACTTCATATGAGCGCCGGGGAATGAACCATCAGCGCCATTTAAGTGAAAGGACGGGGCAGATACCATACGTGTAGCATTCGCGCCACAACCGCACCTACTGGTTGTAACGGTACTCTCTACCATTTCTTCAAAGACGTGTCCGTTAGTACAACGGAAGTCAAATATTTTAAACATCAACAGGACCTTCTTCTTCTGCTTCTGCTTGCTCTCTAGCCGCTTCTATAGTACCTTGGAGGTTAATTACAGTCGCGAAAGCAGCAACTTGGCCTTTACGGAAGAAAAGTTCTTCTGTGTCCTTGACTGTCTGAATGTCAGCCAATTGTTGTGCATTGTTGGATAACTCTTGTAAGAGTTGTTTGAAACCTTCGTGATTGAAGAGTTCGTTGTAGTTGTCGAAGTAGGTTTCAAGCTCAGGAGTCATAGTTTCCTCTAATGTTGTTAACTATAGTTTTATTATAGCATACTTTTTAGCAGTTGTCAAGCTTTTCTTGTAGACTTCCTACGTCTACCTGAAGCTGTTACTGCATGTTTGATTGCCTTGGGGCCGGTCTTGCGGCGAGCAGAAGAAGCTTTTTCAGCTTTAGTCATCTTAGCTGCAACAGCCTTAGGACGACAAGAGGGGTAGGGACGCTTGGACTCACCCTTTTTTGCAGACTTACGTCCACAGGGTTTGCCTGTCTTAACGTCTACCCACTCTTCCTTAAACCACTTCTTAAGGGCAGCACCCTTCTTACTTTTTCTTACGGCCACTTTTATTACCCCAGTTTTTAGCGCCGACTTTGCGACACTTAGCTACAGCACCAGAAGCGTACGCAGAAGGCCAGACTTTGTACCTAGCCTTGACCTTACGCGCACAAGCGTCGTTAGCTTTTTTAGTTTTAGCTTTAGGCATTAGTAACCTCGTTGCCCACCGGGACGCATTGGCTTCTTTTTCTTTTTGTTAGTCGCTGTGCGTTGACCACGCTTTGGTAGGTTTTTGGCTTTAGGTTTCATCTTATAGCCGGGCATAGCTTTCTCCTTTGCTGTCTTAGACAGATCTTCAAAATGGAAAAGTTTTACAGATGTCTTTCCGTGAGTTTTACCTGAGTGTAATGAACCGTCAGGCATCTTGTGTGTACCGCCTGTATATTCAGTACCGTCACGCTTATAATGTTTTACACCTTTAGCCATAGTATTACCATTTTTTACATGACCAGTATCTAGCTGTTAGCTTACTGGGTGGGTTAGTATCACACTTGTGACGCGCTCTGAACGACTTACGTCGCGCTGGCTGGTCTTTCTTAATAGTCATTTTAGCGTCACCAAAACGTATAGTCTTAGTCTTATCGCCTTGTTTGGCTACTACTACAAACTTCTTAGTTGGGTGATTAGGCGTCCGCTTTGGCTTGTTGTACCCGCTTACGCCCGCCCGTGCTAGTTTTGGGTCCTTGGACTTTGGCATTACATAATTCCTCCACCTTGGTTTCCAGCTGGTCCACCTTGACCTCTAGGTCCTGTAGGCGTTGGAATGTTCCTTGGAAGTGGTTGTTGACTTGGTCTAGCAGGTGCTGCATTTCCTTTTGTGTTATTAGCATTAGTTTTACCTTCTATCTGCTTTTCTTTGAGGAGAGTATCAGCCACTTTCATGCGACGTTCAAACTCTTTGTCTTCAGCATCACCTTCACGAAGGTTTCGGGTGATAGCATTAATCTTGTCAATCTCTAGTTCTTGCGGTACTGCTTGGGCTTCTGCTGCCAACTTAGCGGCCCTAGCCTGTGACTCTTGAGCCTGAGCAGACAGTGCTGCAGTTTGTGACTGCTGGAACTGTAGCTGTGCTTGCTGTGCTGCCTGAGCCATCTGTTGTTGCTGTGGGTTAGGCTGCATTGCTTGCTGCATAGCTGCAATAAGCTCTTCACGGTTAGACAGGTTCATGTTGTCAATGATGCTTTGGATCAGGGTGTTGTACAATGGTGACTGTCGGTCCATGGTCTGTAACAACTGTACAAGCTGGGTGACCTCGTACTCTCTTGCAATAATACCTAGAGTGCTACTAGCGTTGAACTTATAGTCCGAAACAGGGTAGTTTTCAGGGTCAAACTGCATGTACCGGTAGGCTGCTTTCTTGACAAATGGAATTAAAAACGACTGCTGGAAGTTAATTAGTGTGCGCTTATGACGCTTAATAATAGCGCCAAGAGACATACTAATGCCGGCGGCAGTAGCCTCGCCGTTAACAGAACCAGCAATTCCTGCTGAGTCAACTGCTCCCGTCGCTTGTTGTACCATCTGCTGCAATGCTCCGGCTTGAGCAAAAGTGATTTGGCTAACTTGACCAAAGTTAAAAGGTTGAAGTACTTCACGAGGATCTCCATTAGTCAAAATCATCTTGCCGGGGCGTACCTCTGGTTTTGCACCTCGTGGCAGACGAGTAGCATCAATAGCCATCATCGGGTGGATAGTAAGGCTCAAAGCGTCGATACGTGCTCGCAACTCTGTGTCTAAAGCTTTTTGACTGTTATAACCCTTCTCGCAAACCCCACGACCCCAGAAGCGTCCGGGTACTACGTCCCAAGGGAATGCTACAACAGGACGATCCATCATCATGTAAGGGTTAGCTTCTGCCTTTAACAAAATACCGCCGTTAGCGATTACTACGACTGCTTCTACGTACTTTGACTCAGAGTCTTCCTCAGGTACTGCTTCTTCGTCATCTTCGCTCATAGCGGCATTCAGAAGCTCTCGTGGCACTAAACCGTAGTACTTAGTAAGTCGTACTTTGTCGTCGTTGTAAATAGTAATGTCTTGGTCAGGCTCGAGATCAGTGTCAGGAGCAGCAGGACCAACATAAACGTCCTTATAAACGCCTTGTTCCTGCAACTGTTCTACTTGGTGCATGCTTACGAATTCGTCTATAGCAACACCTAGAGCGTCTTCTACAGACGTAGCTACAGGGTCAATTAGGAAGTTCTGAGGAAGTACAGGCTTAAGTTTAACCTTGACACGGTCTGTGATGTTTACTCCTACTGCTTGCAAATCTCCTCCCATAATGGGTTGAGTAGCAGGGGCCATCTCTTTCATTTCTTCAATAACAATTTCACCGATGCCTGTACCAAAGACTGCTGAGTTGATAAGACACTCTGCTACCGCCTTACGTACCATACAGTCTTCAAAGTCTTCAGTCAGTTTGTTACGCAAAAACTGTACGTCCTGCTTGTCAGTGTCGCCAAGGTTGTCGCTTACGTCAAACCACTTGCCTCGTCCGAAGGTGGCTTCTTCTAGCTCCGCTACATTAGACTCAACTGCCTGTTGAAGTGCAGGAGAAATAATACGGGAACGCTCAGACCTACGCTCACTGTCAGAAGGGTCCCATATGCCACGCCATAGTCTATAATATTCTTCAAATCTGTTTTCATAATTACTTTCGTAGTAATCCCTCCAATCTTCACATTTATTTATGACCCAGTCTTCAAGGGCTTCTTGGATCATCAACGGATCGTTTTCATAAAATTCTGCCATATTAGTATCCTGCTACCACGTCTAAAATTTCATGGTCTTCTATTTCGTAATCGTAGTCGTACGTTACGTTTGCCAGTTGGTCAATGTACGCCAAAGCGTCCACCAAGTCGTCATGGGTCAAAGGGTCAGGAAACTGAAAGAGTTGGTCTAGGAATCTAGAGTTCCACTCTCCTTTGTTCAGCGTAATGTACCCATTTTCAAAGCGCCCCTGTAGCGCCCACATTACTCTGTCGGTTTTCTTTTTGTTACCGTGTGTCAACTCTTCTACTCTAAAGAACATACCGTAGCGTTTTTGCATGTCCATCAAAGGAGACATTACTGCTTGTTTAGCAATGCCTCTTTCAATTCCAACCGATATGGGACGGTAATCTCTAACGGCCTGAAATATCTTAGCTGCTGTTTCGTCAAGACTCCATCTACCGTATATGATATTGTCAACAAACCAACCATGCTCACTGACCTTAACCACGGCAATCGCTGTGTCGTCAAGTTTGGAGTTCTTAGTCTTTTTCTTGTTGACTTCTTCAAATCCTGCCAAGTCAACGGCAATGTAGTAATCTCCTACTTCGGGTTTATCTTCACTAAACTGTACCCAGTCTTCCTTAAACATTTCTGACCCACGAGCTTCAAACGACGCCATAAACTCTTGACGAAACGCATAAGACGACATAGAGCGTTTAGCAACATCAATTTCGTCCGGGTCCAATAATGGATTGTCGTAAGAAGTAAAGTGATATGCAACGTACGTCGGATCATTACTTAACTCCGCATATTTATAAAGTTCGTAGAAGTGGTTGCGTCCCATAGGTGTCCCTATGAACATCGCACAGCCCTTCTGGTCAGCCAAAGCAGGTCTCAAGATCTGCTCAAATACCTCAGGCTTCATGTCAGCGTACTCGTCCATTACTAGGAACTTGAGGCTGACACCTCGCATTGTCTCTGGTCTGTCTGCACCTTTGAGACTAATGGTAGCACCGTTGACAAGCTTAATTTGAAGATTATTAATGTGACTACCGCTAATAACAGGATGCCCCAGTTCAAGCAGGGTGGACCACATAATGTCTCTGGCTTGGCCCTGAGTAGGTGCGACGTAAAATACATGTCCTCTGTCCGCCTGTAGTGCGTTAACTATTAACATCCATGCTGCTAACCTAGACTTACCCGTACGTCGCCCAGCAGCTACTATTTTAAATCTTGTGTCGTCTGCCCAGACATCCTGTTGCCAAGGCAGTAGTTCTATATTAAGATCCATTGAAGTTATTAAACACCG